CCGAAGTCGGGGCCGTTCCCCTGGCGATCGCGTGCCGCCTTGATCCACGCCTCCACGTCGGTGCCGCGCCGGGCAACGTGCGGCACGTCGGCCGGGTCCACGGCGACCCTGCCGCCCTGCGGGTGGTGCCCGCGCAGGTTGAGGGAGACGGCGCCGGACTTGAAGCGCTGGGTGTGGACAAGTTCGCACGGTGCGAACGGGATCACGATGTAGTCGCCGGCGCTGACCAGCATGATGCCGGTTTCGCCGCTCTCCAGGTCTTCCACGGTGACCCGGAACCCTTTGTCCGTCATCGTCCCTCCAGCAGTACGTCGCGGGCCTTGACGACCAGCCGGAACACGTCGGCGTTGCCGCCCGCGTCCGGGTGGGTGCTGGCCATGGCCTTGCGGCAGATCTTGGCCAGCGCCGTCCGGGAGTCGGCCACCGACACGCGGCCGACGATCCGCTCCCGGCCGGCCCCGGCGCTGACCAGAGCGTCGGCGAAGACGCGCACGAACTCCGGGCGGAACCGCCCGGCGTCCGCGATCACCCGGACCGCCTCGTCGGTCGTCATCCCGTCCTCGGCGGCCTTGGCGCCGATCTGCGTCCAGCCGCGGTACTGCTCGCCGGTGCGGGTGATGCCGTACCGGTCGACGGCCCGCAGCGCCCGCAGGCCCAGGGTGATGGCCCGCACGTTGGCCTGCCAGGACTCCAGGTCGCCGCTGTAGAGCTTTTCGTACACGTCGGTGGCGTAGGTGAGCGGGCCGTGCTTGGACTCGAACGACAGCTTGACGCCGGGGAATCCGACCTTGGCCCGGCTGCGCAGCATGCCGTCGCGGCGGATGTCGGCGTCGGCCGCGTCGATCCGCACCACGACCAGGCTGCCGCCGAGCGCGGCCACCTCGGTCCGCAGTTCTTCGAGCGCGTCGAACCAGCCGATCCGGAACGTGCCGGCCGACTTGCGGCTCTCGGTGGCCGGCCGGTCCCATGCGCCGAGCGGCCGGATCTCGTAGCGGACATCACCCACGGCGGGCCGCCTCCCGCTGGCGGGCGCGGTCGACCCGGAGCTGCTTCATGAGCACGTCCAGGCGGCGGCGGCGGGCCCGGTCGCGCCGAGCCTCCACGATGAACCGCTGGTGGCGGTGGGCCACCGCGTCGTCGACGCCGAGCCGGTCGGCAATCTCCTGCCAGTTGAGCAGGCCGGTGCCGGCCCGGTTGCCCCGGCGGGTCAGGATGTGGACGGCGGCGACCATCTCGCCTCTGGTGGGGCTGTCGACAAAGCCGCTGAGCAGCAGCATCAGGTTGAACCGGTTGACCCGCATCCGGGGCCCGCGGAACCGTTCGTAGCTGCGCTGCATGGCGCCGGGCAGCCGGGTCTCGCCGTACTTGGCGAGGGCCGCGAGTTCGCAGCGGCGGGCCTTCTGGGCGACGCGTTTGGAGCTGACGCAGATGCAGCCGCGGCTGACGGCCTGCTCTGTGTGGTGCAGGGCGGCGACGCAGTGCCCGACGCGCAGTCCTTCGGCGCGTTTGGCGGTCCGCTCGGCGCGGTAGCGGTTCAGCACGCTGTCGTGGGCGGCGATGGCGCCGGGGTGGCGGCATCCGTTCTTCCAGGCGTAGTTGGTCGGCCCGTGGGTGCGGGCGTCGCAGGTGACGGTGTCAGCGTGCATCGGGGTCGACCTCCCAGGCGGAACGGGCGACGGTGCGGCGGACGGCGACGCCGTGCTGGTTGACGGCGCGTTCCCAGTCGACGCGGTGGGTTCCGGCGTACGCGGCGGCCAGCGCCTGCGGGGTCAGTTCGACCTGCTCGTCGGGCTCGCTGCCGCCGGCCGCGAGGTCGGCGATGGCGGTGCGGGCGCGCTCGGCGGCGGTCACGTCGTTGAAGCCGTCGGACCATTCGTCGCCGAGCGGCAGGCCGGTGCGGGTGCTCATCTTGGGGATTCGCTTGACCATGTTCTCTCTCCGATCCGGCCGGGGGCCGCTGCCCCCGGCCCGTGCGTGGTGGTCAGTTCTTGCGGACGGGCATGGTGAGGTAGCGCCAGTGCGGGTCGTCCTCGCAGTAGGCGATGACGGGCAGACGCAGCTGATCGCCGGTGCTGAACTTGATCCGGACGACCTTGCCGGGCGCGGTGGCGAAGGCGTCGCCAAAGTATTTCGCGTTGACGTAGCCGTGGCCGCGCTCGCCGGCGTAGTCGACGCCGATCTCCTCGTCGCCGTCGGTGCCCTCATCGTCGGCGCCGCCGAGGCGCAGCACGCCGTCGGCGATCTCGATCCGGGCGAGGGCGCCCTTCCCGCTGGTGATCCCGGCCCGGCGCAGCGGCATGACGATCTCGGCGGGATCGATCTCGACCTCGGCCGGCTGGGCCATGCCGGTGGTCAGGTAGCTGGTCATGGCGTCGACCGGCCAGCCGCCCTCAACGGTGCCAAGCCGCATGACGATCTGCCGCCGGGGGCCGGTCAGCGACAGCGAGCCGGGGTCGGCGCCCAGCACGACGTCGCCCGGCCCGGCGAACGCCCCGGCCGCCTCGACCATGTTCTCGGCGAAGGGGGTGAGCCGGTCGAACGGCAGGTTGCCCGCGTACTCGAACGGCACCGACGTGAAGGCGACCCGGTAGCGGTCGGTGGCGCCGAGGTCGAGCCCTTCGCCGCCGAAGCCGAGGTGCATCAGCATGAACACCGGGCCGGCGGCGGGATCGGTGCCGCGGGCCACGCCGACGCGTTCGACGGCGGCCGCGAGCGCGTCGCCGTTGACGCGTCCGATCTCGGGCAGCGCGGTGGCCAGGGTGGGCCAGTCCTGGTCGGCCATGGCGGGCAGCCGACCGGTCCACTTCCCGGCGGTGAGCTGCACCGAGCCGTCGGCGGCGGCGATGGTGACCGGCTTGCCCTTGCCGAAGGTGGCGGCCAGCGCGGCCAGCAGCCGGCCGCTGACGACCGAGCGGCCGGTGGCGGTGGACAGCGACTCGGCGCTGACCTTGGCTCGCGCGGTGGCGTTCTCGCTGTAGGCGGTCAGCGTGATCTCGCCGTCGGCCGCCTCGATCGCGATGCCGGCCTGGATCGGCACGACCGGCTTGGTGGTGACCCACTTGGCCACCCACGCAACGGCCGCCGCGAACTCCTCGGGCCGTACGCTGATCTCTCCGATGATGGTCATCTGTTTCTGTCTCCCATTCCTAGAACAGTGGTTGCCACAGGTCGCGGCGGTCGGACTCGTCCATATAGCGACGCAGCCGGATCAAGTTCTTGTCGGGCCCGTAGGTCAGGAACGTGCCGTCGACCGAGTCGCACCCCATGCCCTGCGCGGCGACGATCCGGCCGAGCGTGTTCACCCGGCCCATGTGCACCCACTTGCCCTCGGCCCGCGCCCGGGCGGCAATCAGATGGGCCATGTCGGAGGTCTTCCACTCGGTCATCCGGTGCAGGTTCGGGCAGTGCGTCATCGGCAGTTCGGCCACCGGCGGCACCCAGTCGCACCGCAGACACTCCACCACGCCGGCGAGGAACACCGCGTCGATGTAGTCCCACGGCATGTCGTCGGGGGTGGCGCCGTTCTGCGCGCACATCGCGACGGGCAGGATCTCGCGGATCCGGCGGAACATCGGCCAGCCGCGTTCGTAGGTGGCGGTGTGGTCGGCCACCACGTCGGGGGCGACGGCGAAGGCGCAGCGTTCGGCACCGGACTGGCGTCGCAGCCAAGTCAGGTAGGCGCTGTCGCCGGGGTAGGCGCGGGAGTAGATACCGTTGTCGGCGCACCACGTCACCCCAGGCTCCAGCGCGTTGGCCGACGCCGGGGTGGTGATCTGTCCGAGCCACCCCGAGCGCATGGCCTCACGCACCGACGGGCCGGACGCGGTGGCGAAGTAGAGCACCGGACACCATCACCAGCGGGGCGGCGACCAGCACCGACAGCGTGACCTTGACCGCCACCTGCCCGGCGGCGGCCGGCCAGAGCGGGAACCCGGCCAGCAGCAGGAACACCACCGTGTCGGCAATTGAGCCGACCAGGTTGGAGGCGGCCAACGCCCTGACCCGGCCCCGCCGGCGCAGCGGCTCGTAGACCAGCGAGTCCAGCGTCTCGGCCACGGCGAAGGCGGCCGCCGAGGCGAGCGCCAGTGCGGGGGTCGCCAGCCATGCCGACAGGGCGGCGCCGGCGGCGACGCAGCCGTAGGCCGCCAGCAATCCGCCAGTCTCGCGGACCGCGTCCCGCACGGCCAGCACCAGCCCGGCGGTGAACGTCCCGGCGGTGACGAACCCTGCCACCAGGCCGTATCGCGCGGTCAGCCAGTTGGACGCGACGACCAGCGTCACGAACAGGGCGGCGCTCACGCCGGCCCAGATCTTCCTGTTACGCATCGGCGCTCTCCTTCGCGTCGTCGTACTCCTGAATGCCGAGCGCCACCCATTCGAAGACGGGCACGGCGATCGAGTTGCCCAGCTGCCGGTAGCGGGGGCTGTCGGTCTGCTCGGCACCGAACAGGGCGTCCGGGTCCGCCCGCACCCACCGGTTGCCCTCCAGCCGTAGCACCCGGCAGTGCGCGGTCCAGTTGTCCGGGTAGCCCTGGAGCCGTTCGCACTCGACCGGCGTCAGCCGCCGCACGGATGCGGCTTGCAGAGTCATCATCGATGCGCCCGAGCCGGTCCCCTGCCCGTTGACATTGGCCCGGATCGGGGGCGCCTGCCCATCCTTCCTGGGGTTGTCCAGCAAAGTCGTGGCGAACGCGATCGGCGCGGGGTTCTGCACCTCGTCTCCGGGCGACCCGTCGTTGCCGGTCCGGCTCTGGACGATGCGCAGGCCGCGGTCGGTGCGCTCGGCGGGGTCGCCGTCGGCGGTGATCGTGGGGCTGACGTCGGTCGCTTCCACCGTGATGCCGTCCGGGTTGGCCCGCCCCCGCTCTTTGTCGACGATGTACGCCTCGGCGGGGAGGGTGGTGAACGGCACGCCGGACTGCACGGTGCCCTCGCCTGCCCGCAGCGTCCCCATCGGTCCGACGTTTCCGCCCTGACCCTGGTAGACCTGGGGCTCGCCCACCACGCAGTTCGTGTTGTGCCCCTGCCCGGTCCCGCCGGGGTCGCGGCGTAGCGCGTACGCCACGTCCATCCGGCCGCTGGGGTCCAGCGTTGGCGACGGATCGCCGGGCTCGGGCCGGGAGCGATTCTCGGGGTGGGTGATCTGCACCTCGTTGAAGGGGATGATGTGCCCGACGGCGGCCCGGTTCTCATCCGGCCCGCCCTGCGCGGTGGTCAGCGATCCTGCCGTTCCGACCAGCGTGAAGCCGTCCCCGCTGCTGGTGGGCGAACCTTTGGCGTTGCGGGCGACGATGGTGGCCGCTGTTTCGGGTACCAGCCCACCCCCCGCAGCCGTCTCGGCGTCTACCCGGTAGCCGCGCCGTCCTCCGCCCTGAATGGTGGGGGCGGTTCCGCCGCCGCCAGCGAGCGCAGCGCTGCGTGCAAGGACGCGGGCAGTTCGCGCTGCCTGCGCTCGGCCCGGCGCAGAATCCCCGCCGCTGCTTTGGGGCTCAAGCAGTACTTCAGCAGGTGCGTGCCAGTCTCGAGAATTCGCGACAATGACGACGCGACGGCGCCGCTGGGGGACTCCGAAGTGCTGAGCGTCCAGCACTCGGTAGGCGTACCCATACCCGCGTTGAGCCAGTTCCCCGAGGACGGCACCCATTGCCCCCCCGTGGATTTCGACGCACCGGCCGCGATCTCCGCCGCGTCGTCGTCCGCAGGCTCCACCGGGAACAGTGTGAGGACCGTTGGCGCAGGCGGTGTTGCGCTTGCCGCAGATCCCTCCGCCGGGGCAGGGGCAGACCGACGACAGGAGGCCAGGGACGTTCTCCAGGACGAGCCACCGAGGCCGAACACCGGTGAGCTGCTGAATCTCGTCGACAAGTCGCATGATCTCGAAGTAGAGGCCCGAACGTGCTCCGTCCAGCCCTGCGCGACGTCCCGCCAAGGAGAGATCCTGGCAGGGGAATCCGGCGCTGATGCGTCCGGTCCGGGGATCAAACCCGGCTGCGAGAAGGTCGGCACCGGTCACCTTTCTGATGTCGGCGAAGTGGGCAGCGTCGGGGAAGTGGCCGGCAGCGACGCCGGCGGCCTGCTTGTCGATCTCCACGATGACGGCGGTGCGGACGCCGACGCGCCGAAACGCCTCGGGGAAGCCGCCGATGCCGTCGAAGAGGCTGACCAGCACCGGTGGTCCGGGATGCTCGGGCAGGGTGATCTCAGACATCGGCGGGCGCGGCCTGATCGTCGGGCAGCGGCATGATGCCGAGGGCGATGAGTTCGGCGTGCATGCCGAGCCGCTGCATGGTCTGCACGGCCGTCTCGGTGGCGCAGGGGGCGAGGGCCCGGCGGACGATGTCGGCGACGGCGAAGGGCTCGTGGTCGCCGCGGACGCCGAGCCGGGCGATCTCCTGAGCCTGGTCGACGGCGTGTCCCCAGACATCGTCGGGGATGCGCATGCTGTGTTTCGTGGTGTGGGCCATGTAGCCGCCTTCCGTAAAAGGTGTGTCCCCCCACTCTACCCGCGAGTGGGGGGACACGCAACGCTGTGGCGCGCTAGGTGGCGGCGGGTGGACGTCCGGGCCAGCCCGGCAGGGACGCGCAGTGCACGCGCACGTCGCGGTCAGGTCGCGCCGGTTCGTAGACCTCGCACTCGTAGCGGATGACCAGCCCGTTGCGGCTGCCCGGCTTCCAGTCGGCCGGGATGCCGCCGAGCAGCGCGATCTCGGTCAGGACGCACCCGTCGCCGTCGTCATCGAATCGGCAGGTGCCGCACCACGCGGCCATCCAGACCTCGCCCTCGTGCCCGTTGCTGAACGCCTGCCCCTGCCTGGCGGCCTGCATGGCGATCTCCAGCGGGGGCGGGCCGGCGTTCACTGCTGGGCCTCGGCGGCGGCCTTCCTGGCGGCGCCGACCTTACTGAGCAGGTCGCTCAGCTTGATCTCGGCGCCATCCAGCAGGGTCACGACGGTGGCGGCGATGGCCTTGTGCTGGCCGAGCTCGCCGCGGATCTGGTAGAGCCGCTGAAGTGAGGTCCGGTCGCTCTGGATCTCCTGGGCGTACTCGTCGGCGGTGGGCGGCCTGGGCGCCTCGATCTCGTAGGAGTTGCGGTCGGCGTCCATGGCCGGGTCCTCGGTGGGGATGGCCAGCGCGTTGATCAGCGCGACCCGCAGCGCGACGCTCTGTGCCTTCGGCGCCGCTTTGTCGCCGGCGTCGAACGCCTCGCCGACGACCTGCATCGGGAAGCTGTCGCCGCGCGGGCCGTAGATCCGGAAGTCGACGGTGACCGTGCACAGCCGCATCTGCCGGTTGCCGCCGGTGGTGAAGGTGCTGTATTCGGCGGCCGTCTTCTCGGGGATGCAGGCGACGCCGTGCTTGCGGAAGGCCGGGCCGACGGCGTTGAGGATCCGGTCGATGCCCCGGAAGTTGTAGCGACCGCCGGCGTCCTGCCGCTTGTCGCCCTTGGCGACGGCCTGCACGTCGGCCATGACGGCCGCCCAGGCGAGGTGCACGTTCCGGTCCAGGTTGGCCGGCACGTCCGAGGTGTCGACGTCCACCTCAGGCATCGGCGCGTCCCCGCGCACCATGCCTCCGATGGTCTCGCCGTCGGCAATCTGATCGCTGCTGATCTGGCCGCTCCCGGCGGCCCGCTCGCGAAGACTGGTCATGCTGGTGCCTCACTCTCTCCGATGGTGCGCAGCGGCCATTCGCCGCTGACGGTGCTCGGGTCGCCTTCGCCGGACTTGGCGAAGTACTCCCGCAGGCCGATCGCCTGGGCGGCGGCCTGCTCGATCTGCCAGACGTGCAGATTGGGAAGGTCGTAGAGGGCGAGCCGGCCGAACGACTGGACGATCTCGTGGGGCGATCGCCGCCCGCGGTAGATTCGGTGCAGTTCGACCGGCGGCATGCTGGCCCGGCGGGCGAGTGCCCAGGCCAGCCGG